TAAGACTGGCTCAACAATGAGCGGTGCTCTTGCTATGGGAACAAATAAGATTACAGGTCTTGGGGACCCAACCAACGCTCAAGATGCTGCAACTAAGAACTACATTGACACAGCAACGATTGCACCTAGCAACCTAACTGGTCCAATCACATCTGTAGGTTCAGCAACATCTATTGCTTCACAGACTGGTACTGGTTCTACATTTGTAGTCCAGAACACACCAACTCTTACAACTCCAGTTCTTGGTGTGGCTACTGCTACATCTATCAATGGCACGACTATCCCATCATCTAAGACGCTTGTAGTTACTACAGATAAGTTAAGCGTACACGCTGCAACAACATCGTCTGAACTGGCAGGAGTTATCTCTGACGAGACAGGTACTGGTGCCCTTGTATTCGGTACATCACCTGCTATCTCTGACCCTAAGATTGCTCAGTCAATCAACGCTCAGACTGGAACAACATACACATTCGTTCTTGCTGACCAAGGCAAGTACATCACAGCATCTAATGCTTCTGCTCAGACATATTCAATCCCAACTAACGCATCAGTTGCGTTCCCAATCGGAACCAGCATTGACTTGATTCAGATTGGTGCAGGACAGGTAACTGTATCTGCAGCATCATCAGGCACAACAACTATCTACTCAACTGGTGCAACAGCAGCAGCCCCTAAGACGAGAGTTCAATATTCTGCTTTGACTTGCAAGAAAATCGCAACAGATACTTGGCACGTCATTGGAGATATTGCCTAATGCAAAATAATGTTGGCATTTATGCTTCACAGATAAGTGGGCATCTCTATGCTGGACCTTATGGTTCCTATGATTCTTTGGCTACTGTCACTGTGCCTTCAGGTGGAGTGGCATCAGTAACTTTTGCAGGCATACCATCAGGATACAAACATTTACAGTTACGTCTTTTGACTCGTACTAACCGAGCAGATACTAACGACTTTATGACTATCCGTTTCAACGGTGATTCAAGTTCTGTGTACGCATACCATTCGCTTTATGGCAATGGGTCAAGTGCGGGTGGAGGAGATACTGGAACATCGACAGGTACCCCTTGGTCTGGTGTTACAGCAGGTGGCAATGCAACTGCTTCTATGTTTGGTGCATCTGTTGTAGACGTGTTGGATTACTCCGCAACTACAAAATATAAGACAACTAGACTTCTTAGCGGTACAGACCAAAACTCCACTACTGGTCGAATTTACTTTATGTCTAACTTGTGGCAAAGCACAGCCGCTATTACATCTTTAACAATTATTCCTACTTATGGAACATTGTTTTCACAATACAGTTCCTTTGCATTATACGGGGTAAAATAATATGGCTACCAATACATACGTTGCACTTGATAAAGTAACAACAAGCGGTTCTGCCACTTCGGTAACTTTTTCATCTATACCGTCAACATACACAGATTTAGTAATAGTAGTAAATGGTTCAGTTGCAGGAGCGGACCGAGGTTGGCTTACTATGCAAGTTGGCAACGGCTCTGTTGATACAGGCTCAAACTATTCTGATACTCAACTGTATGGTAATGGCTCAAGTGCTGGTTCTCAACGTGACACAAACATATCAACGTTTAGAGTTGGTGTAATAAGCAACGTTGTATGTACTGAAATTATTCATTTAATGAATTATTCAAATACAACAACATACAAAACTGCATTATCAAGGGGAAACTCTTTAGGTGTAACAGCATCACAAGATGTAGGCGCTTTTGTTAATTTATGGCGCTCAACTTCTGCTATAAATATAGTTACGTTTGCAAATACATCAGGGTATGCTTTTACAAATGGAACCACATTCTCGTTGTATGGCATCAAAGCAGACGCCAACTCAACAACTAAAGCATCTGGCGGAGTTATATCTTCTGATGCAAACTACTGGTATCACACTTTTGGTATGTCAGGTACATTTACTCCATCACAATCACTAACTGCTGATGTATTAGTTATCGCAGGCGGAGGTGGTGGAGGTAACTTCGGTGGTGGTGGTGGTGGTGCAGGAGGTCTTCTTGGTTTCACATCACAATCTCTAACTGCAACTGGTTATACAGTAACCGTTGGAGCAGGTGGACCTGGCGGTGCAGCAAATAGCGCACTCTACGGAACCGCTGGAAGCAACTCTCAATTTGGTGGATTAACTGCTTGCGTTGGCGGAGGTCGTGGAGGTGGACGCGCCACATCTTCCCCTGGTACAACTGGTGGTTCAGGTGGCGGTAACGCTTATTCTTTAGGCAGCCTTGCAGGAACATCTGGACAAGGTTTTGCAGGTGGCGCAGGAACTGCAAACGGCGGTGGTGGCGGCGGTGGCGCTGGCGAAGCAGGCAACACTGATGCGGTGCAAGGCTCTGGTGGAGATGGTGTTTCAACTTATTCATCTTGGGGTGCTGCAACCAATCTAGGTCAAAACATTTCTGGAACATACTGGTTTGCTGGTGGTGGTGGAGGCTGGGGTGACAATGGAGTTGGCGGTACTGGAGGAGATGGTGGCGGTGGAACAGGTTCCAATACAGCCACTCCATCTGGAATGGCTTTCACAGGTAGTGGTGGTGGTGCTACAAGTCAGACAATTAACGCTGGCAACGGCGGCTCAGGTATTGTCATAGTTCGATATGCGAAATAAGGAGATTAACTAAATGGCAGAAAACTACATACTCCTAGACCGCGTTACACTTACTGTGGCAGCGGCATCGGTCACATTCAGTAACATCCCACAATCGGGCTATACCGATTTGAAGATTGTTGCGTCAACTAGAGACAATCGTTCTGCAAATGCTTCTGATTTTTTGTTGAACTTTAATGGCGTAACTACAAACTTATCATTTAAGCGTTTGTATGGAGACGGCTCGTCTGCTATATCAACAAGTGGAACAACTGGTGAAGCGGGAATTGAAGTTGCAGCAAACTCTACCGCTAATACATTCAGCAACATTGAAGTTTATATTCCAAATTATACTTCTAGCAACTATAAATCTTGGTCTGCAGATAGCGTAAGTGAGAATAATGCTACTACTGCGTACGCTCAATTAACGGCAGGTTTATGGTCTAGCACTGCTGCAATTACTTCCATAACATTTACAGCAGAAGCAAGTGCATCATTCGTCCAGTACAGCACCTTCTCACTCTACGGTCTAGCAGCAGTAGGCACTACACCTGCTATCGCTCCAAAGGCTAGTGGTGGAGATATAATTAAAACCGATGGTACATATTGGTATCACGCTTTCCTATCAACTGGTGCATTTGTACCTGCAACCAACTTGACTTGCGACGTCTTGCAAGTAGCAGGTGGTGGTGCAGGTGGTACAGCAGCAGGTGGCGGAGGTGCGGGTGGTGTACTTGCTTTTGCATCTCAGGCTTTAACCAATGGAACAAGTTATACCGCAACAGTTGGCGCGGGTGGCGCAGGTTTGGCTACTTATGGTGGACCTAATAGCGGAAGCAACTCACAATTTTCTTCACTAACAGCATCCGTCGGCGGTGGTGGAGGCGGTGGCTATAACGGTTCTGCTTACGTAAGTGGTGCTAATGGTGGTTCAGGTGGTGGTTCTGCTTGGGGTACTGGTAACACATACGGAACTGGAACATCTGGTCAAGGTAACAATGGTGGTCTTGGCGGTCAAGATTCTAGTGGCGGCGTTGCACGAAACGGCGGTGGCGGTGGTGGTAAAGGCGCTGCTGGTGGCAATGGTTCTATTGGAACCCCCCCTCCTGGTGGTGCTGGTGTAAATACTGTAACCAACTGGGGAGCATTATCTTCTGTTCTTACCAATACTGGATTAGGTGCTAGTGGATACATTGCAGGAGGCGGTGGCGGCTCAGGCGCATCAGGCGCTGGAGGCGCAGGTGGCTCTGGTGGTGGTGGTGCTGGTGACGCAACAAGTCCAGTATCAGGAACTGCTGGCACAGGTTCTGGAGGCGGTGGCGGAAGCAGCGTATCTGGCTCAGGTGGTTCAGGTGTAATTATTATTAGATATTCAGCAGCGTAAAGGAAAATACAATGGCACATTTTGCAGAAGTAGATGAGAACAATATTGTAACTCGCGTCCTTGTAGTTCCTGATGACCAGGAATATCGTGGAGAAGAATATCTCCGTGACGAACTTGGTCTAGGTGGACGATGGATTCAAACAAGTTACAACAATCGCATACGTATGAATTACGCAGGAGTGGGTTACACCTATGACCCTGTAGAAGATTGGTTCGTAGCACCACAGCCTTATCCATCTTGGATTCTTACACGTGCAGCCCAATGGGTAGCACCAATCAAGTATCCGACTGATGGAGTTATGTATCAATGGAATGAAGAACTTGTAGATTGGGAGCCAATTAACTATGACAACTAAGCCTAAGAAACTGGTAGTCGATTTAGCAACAGGCAAGCAGGAGTATATCGACCTGACTCCTGATGAGATTAACGAACGTGAACTTGCTGGCATTGAAGCAGCAACACGTCGTGAAGAAGAAGAGGCTGCAGCAGCAGCACTTGCTGCGCTTAAGGCATCTGCTAAGGCAAAGTTAATTGCTGGTCAAGCATTGACCGAAGAAGAAGCAGCAACAATCGTTCTTTAATTTAATTCTAGTAGTGGAGGTTCGCCTTGGCAGGCAGAGATATAACCGAAGGTCGAAGTACCCGTGCCGTTGCAGTTGACATTGGTGTAGTTTCCTCTACAGCAATCTGGCAAAATACTGATATTGCATATGATACTGCAATTGGTGGGCTTCCATTTATTTATGCAATTAATGACACGCGTCCATACATTCGTCAGACTGCGCCATTTCGTAAAGACCAGTTTGATAATGGTACTGAACCTGGTGAGCAATCGCTTACTGGTTGGTGGATTCGCAGTCAGATGTCATTTCATTCTGGCTCAGGGATTAACTTTTACGACCCATTAACCAATGATGAACTAGGTCACTATCGTTTTAATGATAGCAAGGGTGTTAACGTATGGACTAAAGGACAAGTGACACTACTTAAGTCATGTACTCAAGGTCATAATACAACAGGTCCAATTGCGTCTAATGGTGTTAGCCAACAGCAACTACGTTCTATTCAATGGACTACTAGTGGTACAACTTATCAAGGCTTGCTACTACATGATGAGTATGATGTAGATAAGATTAAAATAAATGACCCTAGCAATCCAGTTCACTTTATTGATTACAATGCAGGTTCTGGTGTCTATCCAGTATACGCAATTTGCGATGATGGAACCAATGCTTATTGGGTAACTAATAAAACATCTGGTGGAACAACTAAGATGACTGTGTATGCTAAGCCCCTTTCAGGGTCATCTGCTGATACATCAGATGAAGTAAAAATATTTGACACATCAGATATAATTACAAATGCTACTATTGAATACGTTAAAGAACGTATTATCCTTTGTGCTGGAAATAAAGTATACGAATTTCCTACTGGCATAACAGCATTAACCCCTACACTTGTGTTTACAAATACAGTAACTGGTCACATCTATACAAGTATTACAGCATCTGGTCCTGCTATTTACATTTCAGGTTTCAATGGGTTACGTTCCTCTATTGAGAAGTACACATTGGTGACTAGCACTGGTAGTATGCCAGCGCTTACCGCTGCAATTGTAGCGGCAGAAATGCCCGCTGGTGAGCAGATACATAAAATTTTTTATTACCTTGACTACATGATGATTGGCACTAACAAGGGTATTCGTGCTGCCAGCATCTCAGACCAAGACGGTTCTATAAATTATGGACCACTTATTCTTGAGACATCTCAGCCAGTGTATGACTTCTGTGCACGTGACCGTTTTGTATGGGCAACAACATCTGTTGGTGGAGAGCCAGGTCTTACCCGTATTGACCTTGGCAACGACCTTGAAACACTGCGTCATGCTTATGCTAATGACGTTTACTATGATGGAGTTACTGGATTCCAGACAACATCATGTTCTTTTGTTGGCAACACTAACCGTGTTGCTTTCTCTACTGCATACACAGGTAGTTCTGGTTATGTCTACATGGAAGATGAGTCAACCCTAAGAACATCTGGCTACTTAACAACAGGTAACATTCGTTATGGAACACTAGAACCTAAGAATTTCAAGCGTCTTCTTGGACGTGGTGACTTTACTTATGGCTCTATGACACTAGAGTCAGTAGATAAAAATGGTATTGAATACGACCACATTTCATACGATTCAACTATTACTCCAGTAGAAGTAACAACATCTTCTCCTGCTACAGCACAAGAATATCTTGCTTATAAATTTATTTTATATAGAGATTCAACTACATCTAGCCTCGGTCCAATTTTCAAGGGCTACCAGGCTAAGGCTACTATTGCTACCCCGCGTCAGCGCGTAATGCAATTTCCTGTTTATTGTTTTGATATAGAAACAGATAGGTTTAACGTACAGGTAGGTTACGAAGGAAGAGCATTGGCTCGTATTAATGCACTTGAAAATGTAGAAGAATCGGGTGACGTACTTACATGGCAAGACTTAACAACTGGTGAGTCACGTCAGGCTGTCATAGAACAAATCCAATTTACGCGTATGACTCCACCTGACAAAGGCTTTGATGGCTTTGGTGGCGTTCTACAGATTACGATTAGGACGGTGTAATGTCTGCTGCAGAATGGGCAGGCTTTGCCGTTGCCGTAATGACTTTAATCGCTGGATTTACAGCAGCAATTCGATGGTTAGTTAAGCACTACTTAGATGAACTTAAACCAAATGGTGGCGGTTCAATGAGGGACGCAGTTAATATCAACACCGAACGATTGGACCGAGTTGAACAACGCGTTGACCAGATTTACCTTATCCTCTGCGAGAGGGAAGGCAAGTAAGTACGCTGTATTCTTAATCTTATTTGGAACATCTTTATTTGGTTTACCTCAGTCAGCAATGTCCGCTTGTGTTACATCAGCACAGGCTGCAACTATTGCTGCTGCTATTGAGCCAACAGCACAAGGTGAGACACCAACTGTAACTACATTGGAAACTTGTGGTGGAGACGATGTCTCTTATCAAGTACCAATTACTACAGCCATCACTTATGATGGCGTGCAATACGATAGAATATATGCAACAACCAATAGTGTTATTACATTTGGTCAGCCAGATGGTACATACTGGACATATCCAGCAACACCTAGTATCTCTATTCAGTCAATGGACTGGGTTGTATATCCTAACCAACGTAATGATGAGCACTTAATCATCAGTGCAAGTGATGGCGGATTTCAGGTAGATATTTCTGCTCGCCCTATTTTTTTGACTAGTGACCCTGAGACTACCAATATTGTTATTACCGCAGCAATTAATACTGATGGAACAGTAGCAATCTCTTATGTTTTAAGCGGTAGAGATTACAGCGAGTACAACTGGACCCGAACTGGTGCAGTATTAAATGATGGAACTGTTGTTCCATTAGAAGAAGCAAACATTACAAGAGTAGAAGAAGTACCAGTTCTGACACCAGAACCAGTATCTTCACCTAGCCCAACACCGAGCGATAGCGCTTCACCTTCTCCTTCTCCTGAGCCAACTCAGACTCCAACGCCTGAACCTTCTTTGCCTCCCACACCCACACCGACCCCGAGTCCTTCAGTAGAACCAGAGACAATACCGCTCCCGTCACCATCCCCAGAATTAAGCCAATCACCCAGCCCGACCCCAACTCCAGAACCAAATCCTGAACCATCCCCTACTCCTTCTCCAATTCCAAGTCAGCCTCCAGTAGTGGAACCTGAACCAACTCCCGCACCTGCTCCGCAGCCAGCACCTCAACCTGCGCCTCAGCCACAGCCAGTGCGAGTTGAAACACCTTCTCCAATTCCTGTTGAACCAGCGCCTCCATTGGTTGAAGAACCTCCTGCGGAACTCCCAGTTCCAGTAGAGGAACCTCCTGCTCCTGCGGAAGAGCCTCCTGCTGTTGAGGAACCAGCGCCAGAACCTGCTCCAGAGCCAGAGCCTGTCGCTGAACCTGCACCAGAGCCTGCACCAGAAGTTGCACCTGAGCCTCCGACTGAGGTTGCCCCAGAGGTACCGCCTGTAGTAAATCCTGAGCCTTTGCCAGAGCCAACTCCAGCGCCCGTACAACCATCAGTGCCTGATACTCCATTGCAACCCCCAAGTATTCATAATGTTAATCTAGAAAGTCTACCACCATCAACTCCAGTTGAGTTGGATAACGGCGTAGTAGTCACAGCGGAAGAAGCAATTGCTGTTGCTCTGTTGCAAGACCCTGCTGCACTAGTACAAGAATTGTTTACCAACCCAGGTGCTGCACTTGCAGCACTCGGTAGTGTCGGTGCTGACCTACTTCCTGAAGTTAGAGAGACAGCAGAAGATGTAGTTGTATCTGCAATCATAGCAGGCGGCATAGCAACACAGGCAGCAGCATCGGCTGCTGCTGTATCAGCATATAGGAGAAAGCCATAATGAAGAAGTTCTTTTCAGATATAGCAAACCAACTATGGACCCTGCTCGGAATGTTTGTAGCATGGGTAGTACTTGAAGGTTCTGCCAAAACCGTAGTTGGTTATTCAATTTTTATATGTCTAATTATCTGGTCACTCACATTTAAATTACGTAACTTAAAGGATGAATGATGGCAATTGGATTTATAATTCCAGAACCAAGTTGGGGTATGCCAACTCCTGATATAGATATATCAGAGTGGATTGATGAAGAGGAAGACTAATAATGGAAACATTTAAGAATGTAATGCTGCGTATTGTTGCAGTAATTGCAGCCGAATCACTTGGCGTAATCGGTGCTGGTTCATTGGTTGGCATTGAAGTATGGCAGGCAGCAGTACTTGCTGGCGCTCTAGGCGCAGCAACTGTAATCGAAGCACTTGCTCGTTTCTTTCTTGCTGATGGAAGTCTAACAGCAGATGAAATTAACCAAGCATTTGCTAAAGTAGATAAGAAGGCAGAATAACATGGGTCAGCGTAACGATTTTATTAAGACAGCACGTGCAGAGATTGGCGTGATTGAAGGACCTAAAGATAACGAAACGAAATACGGAGCATTTACAAAGGCTAACTTCCTACCTTGGTGTGGGTCATTTGTAATGTGGTGTGCCAATGAAGTAGGACTAAAGATTCCTAATGTAGTCAGCACACTTGCAGGTGCGCAAGCATTTATTAAGAAAGGTCAATGGGAAAAAGTAGATGAAGCGACTCCACTACCTGGCGATATTGTTTTCTTTGATTTTCCCAACGATGGTATTGACCGCATTAGTCACGTTGGAATCGTGGCTAGGGACAACGGAGACGGAACTGTAATCTGTGTTGAGGGAAATACTAGCCCAGATAAAAAGGGAGACCAACGCAATGGCGGAGAAGTCTGCCTAAAGAAGCGTGCATATAAGGTCAAGAATGGACCAGCACTTAAGAAGTCCCTGCCAGTTTATATCGTAGGCTTTGGCAAGCCTGTCTTCAAATCATAAGGAGCATCATGGATAGCAAGAAGTTAGTAGCAATTGCAACAACATACGCACGCGCAGCCGTGCCATCAGTGGTGGCACTCTACGCAGCAGGGGTCACAGACCCTAAGACACTAGCATATGCATTTGCATCTGCATTTATTGCCCCACTTTGGAAGGCTTTGGACCCTAAGTCCAAGGAATTCGGACGCGGAAGCAAGTAAAAACACCACGATTTAGGGGCGTAGCAGCCCCGTAGAGACACAAAAGCCCCCGTTCAGGTACATTAACCTACCTGACGGGGGTCTTTTTCTGTTTTACTTACGCTTTGCTGCTGGCTTCTTCTTGACCGCAGCCTTCTTGCGAGGCTTGGCTGACTCAAAAACGTACTCGTCTTGGTCATCATATAGGTCAAGCATTTCTTTAATGTAGTTCTGTGTGCGCTTGATATTGACACGACGAGCAACCTCGATTGATAGGTACTCAACAAAGTCATATAGTGCCAAGGCAATAAACGCTCCTACTGCAATTTCATAAATCATTTATGCTATCCATTTCTCTGAGACTAGTACTGGTTCTGGTGTGATATTAAGTTTTTGTCGTAATTCTCTGCGTGTTTTTTCTGATGTCCCACCCCACCAACCTAGCACTGCATGGTGCAAGGCATAGTCAAGACACTCGACTCGTACTTGACAGTTACCACATACTCTTTTAAGAAGAGGCATCTGAGGGTAGGTCTTACTTTCATCTGTAAAGAATAGTTCTGTGTCAATACCGTTGCAATTGGCTTCAGTCGTGAAGTCGTACATCTTTATCCTCCTGTTGAGTAGAAGCCTGGTGCATTAAACTTAATCCCTGGAGCAGACCATATGCGCTGCATAGTGCTACTACATGTAGAACAAATCGGTGGTATGTTCTCATTTATTTCTACTACCTCACTACAAGTTGTGCATTTGAAATCATATAAAGGCATTACTCGCAATCCATCCAATCAATAGGCGTTGGTGCTGTTGTTACTGTCCCACATTCTTTGCACTTCTGAGCAAGGTCATACCATGATACTTCCCTTGTCTCTTGGTCCCACATTACAGTAACTTCAAACATAAGACAACCACATATGCAAGCAAATGTAGGTGTCCCTCTTAAGTCATTCGTCTGCTTCATACTCATGCATCGTCAGCCACTCTAGATAATTCACTATCATGCTCTGTTCCGCCTTCGCTTTGTGGCTCTGATTCAACATTGTCCGCGTCATGATATGGTCTCCATCCACCAAGATTTTTAACTAAAGAACCTATTGCTCTTTGAACTTTCATACGTGCGCCATCTGGCGTACTGTCCATCTCTTTTGCTAGTGATGACCAGTCTGGTTGTTCTATGCTAAAGCGCAAGCGTAATATGTTTTGCTTTGCTTCTGATAGTTTGTAGTAAGCCGATGCTATATCTGAGCGCAATGATAACCAATTGTTACCATCCGAAATCTCAGTAGATTTAATAGCATTACCTAAGTCTTTAATCTTTGTTGGGATTTCATATGATTCCCCAATGATTGATGGTAAGAAAGCCTCGATAACAGACACGTCATAGTAGTATAAATCAGACATATCGTATCCAATTTTCTTTGCTTTCTCTTTCTCACAGAACTTAAGAGCAGCGTTACGCAATGACTTAGCAATAAGTTTGTCTCGGTCTTTCTGTTCTAACTCAGACCATTCTTTGTACTTGCGCGGATGTCCAACAAACCACACCCACAACTCTTGCCCGATGTCATCACGTTCAACCATACTGTATCTACGTGCATATTCAGATGCAAGGTTTTGTACCAAATCGTTATACTCATTAATGTAATTCATTAGGGCAAGATTACCTCGCCATTAATAATTGGCACAGCATAAGGCACTACCTTCTTGTTGTCCTCCACCAAGATGCCAATGCCTTGCTGCCAATTAGCGGTGCCTGCTGATAGGTAATCAGCCTGCTTTATGTCCATCATATGCCCGACTTCTAATCCGAATAAGGTAGATGTTTTACCATAGAAGCCGACAGTTTCATGTTGTAAACCAACTCTATGCGTGTGTCCACACACAATTGATTTGCCTAGACGTTTTGCTAATGACAGTGCTGTGCTTCCTGGAGTCTGAGATAACTTACCCTCATCTCCATGCGCCATAACCCAACCAGGTAGTAACTCATGCATCTTATGTAAGTAAGTTACCCCTAAAGAGTTATACCCCAGTAGTTCTTCAATCTCTAATGACTTGAGACTGCTGAACGCTGGGGCATACTTACGAATATAAGTATCAATACGGTCCGTGTGATTAGACCGTTGGATATAGAATGGTTTCTTGCCTAGTGCTTTTTTAAATCGAGATACAATTTCTTGTGTATCATCTATGCCTTGCTGAAGAGTACCTGCGTACTCGCCAGCCATGCCTTTGTTCCAACGACTAGGTTCTGGTGCATCTAGTTCATCGCCAACACACCAGAGTTCATCTGGTTTGTAGTACTTAACAAAGTCTATAACGGCATCTACTGTTTTGTTGTCTTGATAAGGAATCTGTAAGTCACTAAGGACGACGACTCTCTTCATAACTGTCTCCGTTTGACACGCCAGCCCACTGATTGCGCTGAACAAGTAAACCAATTATAGCGTAGTTTGCAAGGTCAAGTAGAGTATCTTCAATTGATTCATACTTTGGCGTGTCGCCAGTATCTAACAAGTTATTAAGTCTTGCCAACTTGTCATACATGCGCACACGCAGTCCGTTCATCGGACCGCCAGGTGCGCCTGCAATATTCATAGGACCGTAGTCTTTATGCTTGTCGTAAAGGGTCTGAAGTAGGTGATTTACAATGACTTTAGCGTCATCAGGATTTTTCATTTAATATGTTTTCGATTCCCTTATCAAAGTTTTGCATGGTGTCCTTCACCATAAACTCTTCAAAGACTAGGTCTGCCTTGTCGTCTTTAACTGCTGTCAGAATTGCAGCCAATCCTATAAGTAACTCTTTGCCACCTTGTGGATTGTCCTCAAGTGTATTATAAATGTCTTGCAATGCACCTAAGATATTGAGTACGCGTGTCTCTGACACGGGTATCCCAACTGTGTATTGCATATGATTAATGTGGTCCCAAATACTTTCATCCAGCGGAAATGCACTCGTTGATTCGCTCATCTACCCACTCGCTCCCTCTCTTGACCATCATGCTGTTAACGTCTTCGCCTTCAGGCATGCTGATGATATTGACATTACCTAGTTCTCTACTTATTTTCTTGCCGAACTCTAACCCTGCTGCATCTCCATCTGCTAGCACAATAACTATCTCGAAGTCATCTAGTATCTTTGCATAGTGTGGCTTCCAATTGTTTGCACCTGGAATACCAATGGTTGGATGCTGCGTCTTAACGCTCATCATAATACAGTCGAACTCACCTTCGGTAACGCAGATATATTTATCTGCAACAAAGCAAGCCTTAGTATTAAACATTGTAGTTTTAGCACCAACTAATCCCATGTACTTAGGGTCTTCACCATTCATTGCACGGAATCGTATATCAACTACACCTGATGGTGTTATGTATGGGATTGCTAGTCTACCTTTATATGGTTCATGACCTGGAAGAGGGTCTTCGACCACTCCCAGATGAAATATGTTTGCCTCTTCTACCGAGAGATGACGGCTTGACAGATACTCTGTTGCTAGTTCTATCGTTCCCCCGTATCTCTGTGTTGCCTGAAGCAAGAACTGACGTTGCGAACTTGACAGCCTCACGGTAATCGCCACCTTCCTTATACATAATTAGAGAAAAGGTATCGCCCTTGACACCACAGCCGTGGCATACAAAGGCGTTCTTATCAAAGTTTACTGCTGCACTTGCATGTGTATCTATATGGAACGGACACTTCATCTTGCGCCAACCGCTGCCCATAGCGGGCACGGTTGCGCCTATGTAATGAAGATATTCTTCAATGCTTGGTTTCACCTATGGCTCTTTTCAATAAGTCTAACCACACATGTCCAGGCATGGTGCAGTACCACTCGCTTGGGCTCCGCTTCCCTTTACGTTTGTGCCACACCACGCCTGTCCATGCCCCGTCATTGCTCATTTCAACGAGCAATTCTTCTAGCCAACCAGCCAAGTTCATCTTGGCATGATTCTTGATTTCGATTGTAACTCCAGGTATACCTGAGATGTCACCTTTATCTAAGGTAGCACCAGCCAATCGTCTATCAGCATACTTGAAGCCATTCTCTTTGAGGTATGCAACTACATCTCTCTCTGCTCCACTGCCTTTAGCCTTGGCTGCACTACTCATACTGTCATCTCTACCTGTCTATAGTCACGGACTACATCTTCAAGATACATAGAGCCAGGCTCAAATGATAATGAAAGATATGTAGCACCAGTATGGTCTGCTTTACCATAGCGATTCTTGACAGCGGCTACACACAAGTATGCATCTTGCCCCTGCATCATCTGACCTACGGTTAGAACCATTGCTGGAATTTGTGCAACCTTACCTTGCAACGCAGAACGTGGCTGACAAGGGAAACCTTGTGCGCCTTCCTGTGTATGGTGCAAGACAAGGACTGCTGCATTGGTATCACGTGCAAGATATTTTAACTCTTTCATAACTTGACGCATACCAGCAAACTCTTCATGCCCATCAATTGCAATATCCATAAGGTTATCTACAACTATAAGTGTTGGGCTTCTACCCCACATGGTTTCAAATGCAGATACTTCTTCATCTAAATCCTTAAGGGTAGGGCTAGGCTCAAAGGACCAGTAAAGATTACTAAACTCTCGAAGGAGTCCTTCTGCTTTAACTGGGTCTGTCTTGAGCATGTACTCAGCATGAGCCTGAGTAATCTTAGCCTTCATAGCAAGCAAACGCATTGCCATTGTATGTGCATTGGTATCAGCAGAAAAATATAATGTCGGTTGTTTTAGTCTTGCTGCGATATGCAATGCAATAGATGACTTACCTGCGCCTGGAGTACCTGCTATGACGGTGACTTCTGCTCGACGCAGAATGATTCCTTCTCGCTGGAAAGCCTGAAAAGGTGGGGGTAATGGTTCTCCCCCCACCTCTGGCTTGCCGATACTACGGCGTAATGTTTTCATTTATCCCTTTGTGTTATCTGGCTGGAATGTATTCCACTCAGGCTGGTTCTGCTTAACATACTGGGTTGTGCACTTAGTTGGGTCGCCTTGCTGTGCTGGACAGAAGTGACCCTTGTATGGACCGAACTTACCTGTTAGTCCATGAATACGTGTCATTGTTCCGTGAGGACACATGCGCTGTCCGCCACCGTTACCTGCTGGTGCTCCAATACTCTGTTCAGATACGACAACACCGCCTAGTGCGTTGGCTGCATATGCAACTGCTGGTGATGGTGGTACTGCTGCATTGCCTGCTCCACGTACATTAGTTTCAATCTCTTTGACTGCATCTGCAATTGCAAAGATACCTTGTGCTACTAGGTTGCCTAAATCTTCTGCTGTTTCTGCACGCAGTGTAACCAATGTACCTGCTGCTGTCTTAGCAGTGATGCTGATAGGTGCTTCTGTTGATGACATATTACTCCTTGATTGATGTGACGAGATTTTTCTTTGTGTCTCTGAAGGCTCTCACCTTCATCGCTAATTGTATACCCTTCCAACCTTCTTTAATATCTACGAAATGTAATTCGCATTTACCTGAACCTGCTGGAAGATGGACGATGATTCCCTTGTCTTGGTTAACGTCGCCCCAACTGCCACGGGTTGCCGTAGCAGGGTCATACGGCAAGCCGTGTGCATAGACTGCTAGTTGCATCGCTATCTTGTTTGGATAAGAGATGCTACCAGTTTTAAGGTCAGAGATAAACAGTTCACCTTTGTATCTAACTATGCGGTCTGGTGTTCCTGCTATCTTGAACTTGTCTAGTACACAAAACTGTTCGATGTTTACATTCTCAAAGTCTTTAGTTGCGTCAGCATATGCTTGTATATCTGCAACATAATCCTCTGGTATTACGCCTAAGTCCTGACCTCTATCGTACTTCTCTGTCAGTGTATGGATGGCTGTTCCAATTGTTGCCTGCTTGGTAGCACCTGCTGCTTCCATTGCATCTTCAACCAACTTGTCCATCTCCAACTTGTTGTCACGTTGTGCTGATGCAGCAAGCAATAGGTCAGGTCGTAATGTTAAACCTGCTGCAGCCATACGTAACTTCCATGCTACTAGTGCAGTGCCATCATCTAATGAACCTGCAACTGTAGTAGTACGTGTATACGGAACTGGCTTACCGCCTTTAGGCGGAACAACCATTGGTCTACCGTATCTATCTCTTGGTATTTCTACTTCTGCCATACGTCTCCTTTGATTAAGAACTAGCGGGGGTAGGACAAGGAGAGAGCCAAAAACCTACCGCCCACTAGTTGCCCCATCTTAGCATAGTGAACGGCTATGCATTGATGTCATTGCCGCAATGCGGACAAAACTTTTCTTTCTTTTTGTATGGTTCTACTTTAACTTCATCTCTGAAGTTTTGATGCACATATACTTTGCATCTGTTACGTGTTGTATATGTACGTACTACTGCACCTGATTGGTGCAGTACTGAAAGAATACCACTACATGTACCATGATGCCAACCTGTTTCAGTTGCTATCTCTTTCCATGTAGCACCTTCAGTGCCTCTGTTTTTTAATATGCTTAACGCTAACTGCTGGTTGTTTAATTCCCGACCAGAGTGAATATTATCTAGCGCTCTCTGTCTAGATGTATCTGTACCTGACCAACCAGCAGTACCGTTGTATGGTACGTATGCTGATGACATTAGTTATCTTCTTCTACATCATGGACTTCAATGTTATCTACATCCATATCAGCAGACCAGTTGGAGATTTCAGTATTGTTTACAATTACATCTTCAACTTCATCTTCATCTTCTACTTCGATATTAAATGTTCCTGTAATAGTGAAGGTTCCACGATATGTTGTGGTGAGTTTGTTGCTGCCGATACGTTCGAGTAGGTCATTGACCTCAGGCTTGTTGACTGTCTGCTCACCGTCTGACCATTCACCTTCACTGAAGAAGTCACGTACGTTATTACGTAGGTCACGGATGTCTTTGCGCTGTTGGTCGTTGACTTGTTGGATTGCATCTACTTCCTGTGCTCTCTTCTTGAAATGAATTACTTCTGCTTCGGTATATGTAACTGTGTTTACTTGACCATCTGTTTCTGTATTGATTGTGATTGTGTTCATGTTTCCCTCTCGTTGTTTGGATGAGCAGTTTAATCACATGCTCAGGTGAGGCATAAACTACCTGCATCTCGGTCTTCACGCGGGACCTTACGCTGGTTCACTATGCCAATGGCGGTACTGACTACAGTACTCTTACTCGGGTATCATTGCGAGCCAATTGGTGTGTACTTCCTACCACCCCTGGTGGTTGGCACCAATACTATGCAAGCACTAGGCTTAGTGCTTTGCTTTTGATTTTGTCGCTGCGTCCACTGAGGGTGGCAACGGCGAGCCGTTCGGAGCCACCCGATGCATGATGGTCAGCATATTCTACTACTGCTTGCCATGCACCAAACGCTGTGCCTCGAATGTTGGCTTGTGTTTCTGATTCATTGTATACTTGCCATGCTTTATCACGTGCAGTAATAGCAAGAGTCTGTTGTCTACGCTCACCTTGTGTGAGCATGTGGTATGGCTTGTCCTCTACTGTAGAAGGCAATGCCCATACACGCTTGAAGTAATCACGCACTTGTGCTGATGATACTTCACGTTGTAGTAGACCACTTGCTGTCTGCTCGTACTCATCAATGGCTTGATATGTAAGTTGTGTGATGTTACGAATATCATTTACAGATAACTCTGAGTTAGTTGTATGCTTCATGACATAAGTAAAGTCATTTGTTTTCTTGCCTTTAACTAATGTATTAATTTGATTGGCACAAAACAAGCGCTCAATGATAGGACGGATACGTACTGCGCATGAACCATCATGTGATGATTGAACTAGTAAGAACGCAGCATGTGGGTCATTGGCTACGTTTACACCAAGAGGTAGTTCCATAACCATCCAGATGTTAGCACCATTGTTATACTCACCTGCTGCTGTATAGCGTGCATCACCTGAATCTACTAGTGTATCTAGCGCACTAAATACTTCCATGTTTTGTACTACCTTATACTTGTCACCGACTACACCAATGACTTCATTGGTATTATCCTTGCCAAGTTTAATTACTGCCTGCTTCTTAGGTACAGGGTAGTAATCTGTCACTGACTCAAAGTCATTGACCTTATTGGAAACATATGCCTGCATATCTGCAAGCATTACATTCCAGTCAAGACCAGCCTGTCGTGCTGCTTCTGATGCAGAGCCAGCGTTAACAGCAGTGCCTGCTTTTACCCAAGCCTGCTTGTTTAGTTTAGCAATTGCTTTATTGTTATATGACTCGCTAACTTCTATCATTGCTCTCCCTTTACCATGATGCCTGATACTCAAACCGAGCATCGTCGTCTGTTTCATTTATAATTGTATTTAGTTTTTCAAGTGTGGATTTTATATCATCCCAATACCACTCGTCAATCTCTGTACTGCCAAAGAAGAAGCCACTTGTTGGAGGTAGTAGTTCCCATGCCATGTCTTGTGTGCCTTCATCTAGTACCTTCTGGCAGTCGTCTCGCAACTGAACAATGTCCATCTTGGTAAGATGAATAGGTGTGCAGTCATCTACTGACTTAGTAGTTCCGATAATCCAACCATGAATAGCATTAGCCTTACGCCAATAGGCTACTTCATGTGTATCTTTTTGATATAAATACATGTCAAGACCCATGACTATGCATCCTCTCCGAAGATACCTGCTGTTACTTTAGGATGTAATTCCTCACGCATACGAGCGAATGAACTTGGGTCCCAACCTGATGTATATACACGGTATAACAACTGAGCCAATGAGTAGTCCTCACTTGCATTGCTTAGGGCTATCATTGAATCTGATGGGTTACGCATCTCAAAGTACATGAGTGATAGCAACGAAGCAGGCGCGTTGATGTAAATAGTATCTGTCGGCGCTGCATCTAATAGGTGGGTAAGTGCAGGCAGAATACGCTCTGACTTATCTTTATTTATCAGACCAAGAGCATAGTCACGCACTTGAATGTCTGTTAGATAATACAAGATGTTGGCTGTCGTTTCTGCATCTGGCAGCCATTGTTCATTGAATGAATCAAAGAGATGCTCAACCATACGTGCGCCTACACGCTGGACTGCTGTCTCTTGATTGTCTACTAGCGTACCTAACTCTACGAGTTGGTCATTGATTGTTAGTGTTTGTTCCATTGTTGCTCTCTCTTTCTAGTCGTGTATCTATCCACCGATGAATAGACATTGTTGCGCCATACATTTGTACTGCATCTTTCACCCAGAACAAAGCAGCATCATCATCGTCTGCTTCAACTGAGATTTCTACTTGTACTATGTAGTTCATTAGTACCAACCATGCTTTCTCCAATGGGACCATGCAACTGATGGTCTCTCGTATCTGTGAGCGATATACTCCAGCCCCTTCTCAATCTGAAGAGGGGCTGGGGTTCCAGGCTTTGTGTTTAGTACTTGCGCTACACCATAAGCAGTTGACTCAGGGTTATCGGCAGTATGATTCCATGCTGATTCCTTACCCCATAACTTAAGCAGTGCACGCCATTCGGCACGTCCCCAACGTGGGTATTCAATTGCAATGAACCCACGTGCATATGTCTTGGACATGTAAGGGTTCCAGTAATTAGGGCAGGTTGCCTCGTTATTACCTAACTCTTTAACATCATCTTTAACATGCTTAATATAAGACTTAACTGGAATACCAATCATGCTACTAAATGCAAGCAAACTTGCACTTATAATTACTTGGTATCTTTTTATTGCACCGTTCATGTTACTCCTTAATCAGCATAGATTACATCGAATGGTTCATCTGGCTCACTGCATACACACTCAAAGATAAAGTTGCCGCAGTCTTCGCACTCGCCATCTTTGTCTAGTGCAATGTCATCTTCTTCACGTGGCTCACTCATTAGAAAGGAACCTCAGTGTGGCTATACATACAGTTCTCTCTGTACTCTTTGAAGCGTAGTCTAACTTGGCGTTCCTGCTTAATCAATACATGATTAGCAAACAACAAGATACCAATGGTACTAAGCATAAGTGTAGATGAAAATATAACAATAAGCATTTCGAATGTTGACATAATACAATCTCCTTGATTCTAGTAATTATCGGTCATGTTTCTAATTGAACATATAAAAAAACAGGTGGCTAGCATAGTAGTCTAGCCACCTGTTTGTATATTAGTTAACTTCTACTGCATGTACTTCGAACTGCACCATTGGTGCACGACGCTGACTCTCAGCAATATCCTGACGACGGTCAAAGCGTGTAACTAAACGACCTGATAGAGTAACCAAGTCTGTCTGTTCTGTACCTGCACGGCTCAAGCCAAGGATTTCTCCTACTGTTGAGTCATCTAGTGCAACAACATTAATACCAACAACATATACCTGTCGGTCAGCACCACCATTACTAAAGGTGCTTACTTCACGCTGGTCAAACCAAGCCGTTACCATAGTTCCTTTTGAACCATTGTATGTCTTGATGTTCTTCAACTTACCTGTTAGTTTAACTGTATTTTCCATTTGTTTTTTCTTCTCTCTTTGATTGATTAGTTGTTAACGAATCTGTTCAGACCCGCTAGCGCAAGGCGTAGCGGGCTGAACAGCCACAACATACTTAACGTACGTTGTGTTCCAATGCACCATCACATGACTGACAGTCATTGAATACTTTTGGTGTCAAGATATGGCACCATCTACACTCAACTTCTCTTGAACGTTGGCGTTCATCATCCAACTCCCATAAATTATCAAGCACACCACCATCCATTAGGTTTACAATTGGTGGTATATATTCTTCACGCTCATACTTTACAGTACCATCTGGCATAAGTGCTGGCTTAACTAAGGCAGTGGTTGAACTTATCCAGTCGTGACCACTAGGTTGTTCTTGATTATAAGATAAGGTCAATTTGTATTGAAGGTTGCCCTCATCTACTAGTTCCCAAGCACGGTCAGTCAACTTAGCATCCTTACTATCCTCACACTCTTGGCATACAGCATCCATGAGCATGCAAGAATAGCAACTATTACTGATTGTTAGATTGTCTTGTGTATAGTCGTACATCTGTCTTACTCTCCTTTTCGTGAAACCTGCTGGCACTCTGCTCAGCAGGTTGAACTTACTAGTAATTATCGGTGATATAATACCAATCCTTACCATCTTACCGCCACTGTCCATATTAGACAGCGGGCATAAAAAAACCCTATCCTTTCGGATAGGGTTTTTCTACTGTTTAGATAGATACAGACTCTACCATGAAGGCTGTATCCCATGTGCCATTGCTGCTCTTAGTGGTTCTGAACCAGCCAGACACATCAACCTGTGGACGTGCAGTTGCTTTAGCAACTGTGCGGTCGCGGGTTTCTGTGCTCTCTGCTTCGCGCTCAACGAAGTGCAGGTCGCCGCCTGAATTATCAGGCTGCGCAGCGTCCTTGGCAAAGTACTGTAGTTCGAGTGCTCGCAACGCATCAACCGCGTTGAATGAACGGAACTTTAGCGATGCTTCGAACTTGCCGTTCTCATCGCGTAGGATTAAGATACCACTTGCGTAGGTATTCCCGCTCTTGGCGGTGCGAGTCTCAACGTGTGCCAATTCAGCACGGTCGAAGGAAATGTCATGTTGTGACATGATTGCCTGCTTTCTCTTTGTAGTTGTTGCTCGGATGAGCAGAGCAGCATCAGGCTGGGGTTCTGGAGCAGTGTCATAAGCCACGCGGGGTCCCGCTTGCGGGTCGCGTGGTCGTTGACACAAGCCAGGTTCCCTGCCAGATTGCGCGGCGCATCTTCCGCGCTACAACACATAGAGACAGCGCTTAGGCAGTCATGACGCGACATGCCTTTGAGCGGGATGAATCAGGCGCATGGGGAGCGAGCCGCCATGAGACGGGTGTGCCGTACGCAGGTGGTCACCCTATGCGATGGCAAGGTCGGGCTTCGCTTCCGTTCAGACAACAAGGTCATGCGGCGTGCCGAACTGCAGTGCTAGCAAGGATGCTAGCCCTGATACTTCTGGCACGGCATGCCTTCGTGCGAAGCAACAGGAACCCGTGGACGCACTGGCTTAGCCAGCGTCCACAGGTCATGTGGCTGGTGGTCAGAGCCACTAGCAATGCAGGGGATGCAGTCTATCTGTAGAGTATATCTATTTAAACAGTAGATAGACTATGCCCCCTGTCAGTCAGGCAGACTGACTACCGTAACAGTTACGCCAGCATACTGCTATCTGTACCACAATTAAACAGTCTACAGGGTCAGTATGACCCCAGACTGTTTAATACAGCACCAGTTATATTACAGTATCTCTATAAACAATTTTCTGTTACTATAGTTACAGGGGGGAATATACTGTCTGACCTGCGGTTTTAAAATAGTTCTGTAGAAATAGTTCGTTTTACCTATTTGAACGGATTAAGTATATATAGAGCAGTAAATATCTTCGCAAGTCTTTTAATAGCCTTGCTCAGATACTGTACAAACAACTGTACAAACTGCTATCTGTAGGGCGGGCATAGTCTGCTTACAAACTGTTGGGGGACGTACGTGGCGACAAAGGGTGGCTTTCAAAAGGGTGGGGAACACTTCGCCGCCAAAGGTGTCGCTGCGGCAAAAGAGGAAGTACTTGAGTCCGTAAGGGCGGGTATGTCACTCCAGTCGGCAATGGTCAAGGCAGGCAAGAAGCCAGACACCGCCCGAATCTGGATGATGCGCGACCCAGCATTTGCGCGTTCATTGGAAGAAGCCCGTGAGGACGCGGAGCAAAAGTCTTTCAAGAATCTTGGTGTGGAGAAGGAGTCGATTCCTTTCAAGGACTTCTCGAAGTTGTTCTTGGACCAGACTGTATTTCCACACCACCAAGATTGGATTGACCTCCTTGAGGGGCAGGAACCTTCGTGGCTCCACCCAGGGATGAAGTACGAGCCAGGACAGCCGAACCGCCTATTGGTGAACGTTCCTCCTGAGCATGCTAAATCCACCGTTATCACGGTGAACTACTCAACTTACCGCATTGCCCTCAATCCAAACATCCGCATCATTGTGGTATCAAAGACCTTGGTTAAGGCGCGAGAGTTCGTATACGCTATCAAGCAACGACTGTCCCATCCACGTTGGCTTAAACTGCAGACCGCATATGGTCCAGAAGGCGGCTGGAAACAGGACGCAGATACTTGGCGCACCGATACGGTCTATCTTGGGGGCGATGCGCGTAACTCATCTGAAAAGGACCCTACGCTTCAGGCGCTAGGTATGGGTGGACAGATTTACGGCGCACGCGCCGATTTGATTATTCTAGATGACTGCATTACCACGGCTAACGCACATGAGTGGGAACAGCAAATTAACTGGTTACAGAAAGAAGTTATTACCCGTTTGGGTAAGAACGGCAAATTGCTAGTGGTGGGGACCCGAATTGCAGCGAATGACCTTTACAAAGAACTTAGGAATCCTAAGCACTGGTCTGGGGGTCAGACTCCGTTTACTTATATGGGCATGCCTGCTGTTCTTGAATATGCGCCTGACCCAAAGGATTGGGTTACGCTCTGGAAAGAGTCGGATGTCCCTTGGGATGGCGATGACGATACTCCGCAGGAGAACGGCTTCTTCCCCAAGTGGGATGGCAATGCGCTCTTCCGTAGACGAAGTGAAGTAACTCCCTCAACATGGGCGCTGGTTTACCAGCAAGAAGATATACAAGAAGATTCAATCTTTCCACCTGCTCTAGTCCAGTCGTGTATGAACGGCAGACGCAAGATAGGCACACTTAAGCCTGGCGCTGTAGGACACCCAGAGCATGTGGAAGGCTATACAGTCATTGGATTCGACCCTGCTATGGGTAGAGGACATGCAGCCTTTGTGGTTGCTCACTATAGCAAGATTGAAAAGAAGATTTATATTCTTGATTGTGTAAATATGGCGGACCCAACGCCGCAGAAGATTCGTGCGGCAATTGAGGACTTGACTGTTAAGTACAGCCCTCAAGAGTTTAGAGTGGAAATCAACGCTCATCAGAAAGCATACTCGCTTGATGAGGACCTACGTCAGTGGCTATCTATGCACGGGGTTAAACTTGACTCACACTTTACTGGTAAGAACAAATGGGATACATCATTTGGTGTTGCATCTATGTCAACACTTTTTGGCACAATGCGTAATGATAAGTTTGAAGACAACAATGTCATTGAGTTACCTTCTAGCGAAGGCTCTGAAGGAATCAAGGCACTGGTGCAACAACTCATTACATGGAAGCCAGATACAAAAGGCAAGACAGACTGTGTTATGGCTATGTGGTTTGCGATTATTCGCTGCCGCGAATTCATGCAGCAGTCAGCCTTTAGTGCAAGATATGCAAACAACCGTTGGGCTACTCGTACGCAGAAAGCCAACAGATATTCAATTAACCTCACTGATGCCATGAACGAACAATGGCAAGAGAACTACGGATAGGAACACAATGGCATTAGATATTGACCAGATTGCGGCACGCGTTGCCTCGCTGCGCTATCGCAATCATGAACGCGATGCCCGCAACCTTGACGTACTTGCAGTTCGCAAGGGTAAGATTGCAGAAGTTTATCCAGATTTTTTCCCAGATGGTATTGATGCTAACGTTGTAGCCAACTTCATTGATATTGTTGCACGCGATTTATCAGAAGTCATGGCTCCGCTTCCAGCCGTAAACTGCTCATCTGCTAATCAGGCAGATGACAAGGCACGCAAGTTCTCTGACAAGCGAACTCGCATTGCCTCTAACTATTTTGCACACTCTGACCTAGCAGTACAAATGTACTCAGGCGCAGATTGGTACATTACATATGGTTTCCTCCCGTTCATGATTGAACTGGATGAAGAAGCAAAGATGCCGCGTATCCGCTTAGAAAACCCAATAGGTGCTTACCCTGAGTTTGACCGCTATGGACGCTGCGTTGCCTTTGCTAAACGCTACACAATGACATTAGGAGAACTTGTCGCAGAGTTCCCAGAGTATACCTCGCAGTTGCTAGGTATTGATGGCTACGAACAAGACCTTAATGCACAGATTGAAATGATTCGTTACTACGATGAAGACCAGTCTGTCATCTATATTCCAAATCGCAAGAACCTTATTCTCTCACGTGCCAAGAATCCTATTGGTAAGATGATGGTTGTTGTGGCTCGCAAGCCATCTGTTGATGGCGACTTGCGTGGACAGTTTGATGACATTCTTGGTATCCAGTTGCTTCGCAACCGTTTTGCATTACTTGCAATGGAAGCCGCTGAAAAATCAGTACAAGCGCCAATCATTCTTCCTGATGACGTGGACGAACTGCAACTCGGTGGAGATGCAATCATTCGTACACGTAACCCTGCAGGTGCTCGTCGTCTTGAACTATCAATTCCACAAGGCGCATTTATTGAGCAGCAAGCACTCAATCAAGAACTTCGTATTGGTGCGCGTTATCCTGAAGGTCGTACTGGAAACATTGATGCTTCAATCGTCACTGGACAAGGCGTTCAAGCACTTATGGGTGCATTTGACACACAGGTCAAATCAGCACAGGCAATCTTTGCAGCAGCAATGCGCGATGTTATTACTCTTTGTTTTAGAGTTGATGAAGAAATCTTCCCAGAACAAAAGACTATTCGCGGTGTAGATGCTGGCTCACCTTATGAAATTACTTATAAGCCATCAAAAGACATTAAGGGTGACTTCACCGCTGATGTTCGTTATGGCATGCTTGCTGGTCTTAACCCAGCACAGGGACTCATTTTTATGCTGCAGGCACTTGGCGGTGGACTTATCTCCGTTGACATGGCTATGCGTGAACTACCATTTGGAATTAACGTAACACAAGAGCAAGAAAAGATTGAAGTTGAAGGCATGCGCAAAGCGCTTGTAAGTTCAATGCAGTCATACGCTCAGGCGATTCCGCAAATGGCTATGCAGGGACAAGACCCAACTAAGATTGTGCAACAGTTTGCTGAAGTTATTAAAGCGCGTAAGGCGGGCAAACCAATCGAAGAGGCTATTGAAGCCGTCTTCACTCCAGAAGAACCTCCTGCTGGGGCACAACCTACAGTTGAGCAACCCGTCCCCGCTGCTCCTGGTGCTCCAGTAGGAGGCGCTCAACCTCAGTTGCCTCCACAAGACCAAATGCAAACTCTTTTGGCTCGCCTATCTGGTGGTGGACAAGCGTCATCCAGCGTACAAACAGAACAACGTAGACCAATTTAGGAGTAAAGATGGCAACCCCAAAGAAGAAGCCAGTTACTCGCAAGCGTACAGTTAAAGATAATGATTACACAAAGTTAGACGAACATTCAATTTGGTTAAATGAATACTTTAAATCATTGCGCCGTTCTGGATTTAATAGAGATGATGCGTTGTGGTTAATTTCTACACCTGAATCATTTCCAAGTTGGGTTGAACTTCCGACTAGACAAGATATTGCAAATCACATAGAAGATGAGGAGGACGAGTAATGGCACAAGGCGGTTATAGAAAGCCAGAAAATCCTGCACCTGTCTCTGGTCCTGGTGCGCTATCACAGCGCACAGATGGTGGTCCTACACAGCCTGCTCAATATATTTCGGGACTTCCTTATGGAGAGGGACAAGCAACATATGACCAACAAACTGCTGCTCCTATGGCTAGTAACAATGCCCCACAGCCAGCAATCCAGTTACCAGAACCAACTCCACTCATGGCTCCGACAACTCGACCAGATGAACCTATAACTTCTGGAATTGATATTGGAGATGGACCTGGTTCTGAAACAATGATGGACCGTCCTAATCAGTCTTACACACTTGCTCAGACACTACAACAACTTATCAAGTATGACCCAAGTGGTGATACTGAAATGATTTACAGAGCCTTAGTTGATGAAGGATACTAATGGCTTACAATGTAAACTATGTCGTTGCAAAGACGAGCCCGAATCTTTATGCTGCTGCTAAACAAGGCAACCTTAACGAACAGCAGACAACACAACTAGAACAGTTTAGTTGGACTATCCAAAAGAACAAGAACCTTATGCAACTTCCAGTAGAAGATGCACGTAAGGAGTTCTTTAAACTAGAAGCAGATGCACAGGAAAAGATTAAGTTTCTTTACCCAGATGCTACTTATGCTAAGGAAGCAGATACAACAAGCGACTACGCTGTTGCTGCCCTTAAGACAACTGCTAAGATTGCGGCAAGCCCGCTTATTGGATTGTTCAAAGGGCTTACAGCATGGACACGTGTTATCAATACTCCGTATCTTATGGCTCGTCAGGCTGCACAAGGCGAAGGTTTATTTAACAAGAAGACATTTACTGATGCTTGGGATGGTCGTCGTGTTTACGACAACGGAGCATTAGATGAAACAATTAAGTATTTTGGTGAAGAGCGTGTATCTGTAGCAAGGGGAATTCTTTCTGGATTAAAGCCAGGAGAGATTGTTGCACAGAACGGCGAAGTAACTCAGAAAATGCTTGAGGCTTTGCAGGAAGCATACAACGAGCCAGAGAAGTTTAAGCAAGTTATGGACGGAGTTAAGTACGCACAGGTATCACCTGGTCGTGACATACTTCGTATGTTTGATACTAAGCCTACTAACTCTAACTTACAGCAAGATTACATTGACGGCAAAACAAAATTTGCTTCTGGGGCTATTGATTTTATTTATCAGTTAGCAATTGACCCACTAAGTTATCTTACATTTGGCGGCTCTAGCCTTCTTAAGCGCGGAGACAAACTTGCTGAGATAGTCCAAAAGCATGGTTCTGCTGGCGTACGCCAAATCTTTGCTACTGAACCAGATGTTGCAAAACTATGGGATGGACTTGGTTCAGAGATTAAGCGTCTTAAGGACGCTCCAGATACAGCAGCACGCTCTACTATTATTCGTGATATTAAAACCAACTTTCCTGCCTACAATAACGATGAAGCAATTAAGTTGCTTGAGCGTAATGACATTGTAGATGCTAAGTCTGCGCTTGGATACTTTGAACAAGTAGAAAATGTTCCGCTATTTCTTTCTGGTCGCGTAGATGGTGTTCAGTATTTCCGCAATGGTGTTGCTACTGCTCGCAGTCAGCGTCGCATTGGTGAGGGTATGGCACGATGGTTAGACAAAGAACTTAACTATAGCGGTCGTACTACAAAAGAAATTGCTGCAGACGGAGAAGACGCGTTCAAAACTTTATCTACTCTTGGTAAAGAAGGCGAACTCTGGGCAGAAAACATTGATGACATTAAAAAGTTTTACAAAGGAATGTCAAACAAGGAAAAACTTGCGCAGCGTTTTGCACGCAGCCCTCAAGGTTCTGTAATCCTTCTTGGAGAAGATGCATATAAGACTGCAGATAACTTCCGTTCTGTTGCACGTCAGGTTTTGCCACGCGATTTGGCTGATTTCGTAACACAAAAGTTCATTACATCAGAGGCTAATGACCAGGTTGTAATTATGCGCAACATGTATGTTGGCATTATGCAGCGCTTTGGTCTTGACGGACATCCAGATGGCAAGAAACTTATGGATGAAATCTTAAAGTCTAAGTTTGGTGACAAAGAAGGCTTGTCAATTGTTTCTCAACTAGAAGTCAATCCAGCATTTGCTGAGGAGATTGGAAAAGTTGGGCTTAAGATGGAAGATGACGTACTTAAGTACGAGTCATCTGGAATTATTCACCCATTCCAAGAGGCTGGCGCTATTGGTTCTCTCAACTATGTTGAGATTGCACAGATGGCTGGACAGATTAAGAGCAAGAAGAACCTTATTGGTGCTATGGGTGGCGCTACACAGTTAAAGATTGCTGATGATTTTGTAAACGCATGGTCTGTTCTCACTTTGTTCCCACGATTGGGTATCCGAAGTGCAATTGATGAAGCATTTATGTTTGCTCTCACTGCACCAGGACGAGAAGTGTTCGACCTTGCGCTTCGCAGGGGACACCGTTTAGGTAAAATGGCTACTGCTTATACTGGTAGCAGAACAGCAGAACCACTTCGTGAAGGACTTAAGAAGTGGCTTGGCAAAACACGTACATCAGAAACTCTAACGCTTGCTGACCGCGCTTCTAAGCGTGCTCAGATTGCTGCTAGAGAACCTGGTCTAAGCGAAGATATGGTTCGCAACCTCGATGTTGCATTTGGCACAGCAGAAGATGCTTCTATGCCATTCCGTAAAGGTGCTGATGACTTAGAGGCTGATTTAATTGTTGAAGGACTAGCGCACAGCGCACACCTTCTTAACTCTGCTACACGTTCTATGGCTGGTGCTGCTAGCATTACAGGTAAGTTTGAGCGTGAAATTGTAGAAGAACTTATTGACCCTAATAACTATGACCTAATGCTCAAGGAACTTGACACAGTCTCTGGTCGTGGTGGTCAGGCTATCTCAACCACTGACCTTGCAGATGCAAAAATCTTTGGCGGTCGTGGAGTAGCAGCAGTTCACTTTGAAAATTGGATTAAGCGTTTTTATGGAAACGCTAAGTCACTAGACGGAACAGATGCTAAGCGTTTGTTTGACCCAGCAACCAACTTCCTTTCTAACAATGGACTAAAGACTACTGCTGATTTCCGTAAGGCTAAAGACGAAGCACTTGCTGCTATTGGTATACGTCGCAATACTCAACTTGTTGAGGAAATTGGCGAAGACGGTGTCAAGTTGCTTAAGCCAAGTTCTGTCTATGTAATTGAAGACCCTAAGTCTGTCCAGCAATTTATTCAGATGTCATCACGAAGCAGTGAACTAGCACAACGTGGTGTAAGCAAAGTAGATATTGTTGTTGACCAAGTTGACCGCGTACTGCTTGACCTATATGCAACCTTCCATGGTTCTGCTGGCAAGTTTAATGATGAACTATTTGACCTAGTTCGTTCACGTCATGCTACATTGGTAGATGAAGAGTCAAAGGCTCTTGCTCCGATTGCTGACAAGTGGCATAAGTCTACTAAGGCTATTACATTCGAAGAGTTCCAGAAAGCAACTCAAGGTTTCCAGCCTAAAGGCAAGATGTTCACAACCCTTCGCATTGAAGGACTGACTGATGATGCAGAGAGCGTATTATCAAAGTATGGAAATCGTGCATTTGAATTAATGGACCGTCAGGTTACTGCCGCTTTCCGTCAACCAGCAGTTATGTTAGGGTATGTACGTGTCCGAAAGAACCTTATGGTTCTTCAGAAAGAAGAAACCGCTAAGGCGGTTAAGCGTGCAATCAGCGATTTAGGTGATAATGCACCTGCTTGGAAGATTAGAGAAGCAACAGAGAACGCTACTGAACTTGTGGTTCGTAAATATGTACAGATTGCAACACAACAGGCTGCAGATACAGTACTAAAGTTTGCAGATAACCCATCTATTCGTTCTAACTTTGCACTTGCTCAACGTAACGTAAGCCGATTCTATCGCGCTACAGAAGACTTCCATCGCCGTATCTATCGCATGCGTGATGTGCCACTACGTGTTGCATATCGTATTCGTTTGATGCACTTGGGACTAGATTCATCTGGATTCATTCATAATGATGCTAAGGGTGACCCATATGTAATGATGCCTATGGATAACGTAATCTTTAAAACAGTTGATGGTACAGTGCGTACACTTACTGGCAATGGTGCTTTCCAACAGCCTATCTTCAATGAGTTCACAATGAAGTTGAAGTTGGCTAACCCGTCATTCAGCCCTGATGCTGGTCTACCTACACTAAGCGGACCTATCTCAGCGCTAGGTGTTCTTAGCATGAAGGCATTGCTTGGTAAGACTGGTGCAAAGGGTGAACAGTTTGGCGAAGAACTAGATAACTACGCATTAGGTAACATTGGTGAAGGCATGGATGTAGTTCGTGCGCTTGTACCTGCATCAATACAAAAGGCTTGGACTATCCTAAACAAGGATGAGAAGAACCGTCAAGAGGCTACTGCTGCTATGGCAGCAATTGCATACAATGCATCTCAAGGACGCGGTCTAGACCCTAATGCTACAGAGTCAGAGAAGTATGAGTACCTAAAGCAGATTCGTATATCTGCTCACAACATTATTGCTATGCGTGGAATCCTTGGATTCCTTTCACCGCTTGCTCCTTCTATGCAAGAAAGCATTGGAGTCCCAGACTACCTTAAGGATGTTGGTATTACAGGGCTACGCCCAGAGTTCTATGACCTAGTCAATGGTGTCATGAAAACATACAATGGCGATGTACAAGACCCATATGAGATGGCACTCGCTACATTCATAGGCAAGAACCCTAACAAGTTGGTTTATACAGTAGCACGTGATGAGAAGCAGACTAACACTGTTATCCAGAAGACTAAAGAACTTAAGTCTTGGGCTATTGAAAATAAGAATATGATTAAGACATACGGTGAAGCAGCCTTTATCTTGGCTCCTTACACTGGTGAATTCGATGCTGCTACATATGCTTGGCTAGAAGCAGCAGAGTTTATTAAGGACAAGGATGTAGAGAAGTACTACACAGATGTTCTTGTGTCACAGGATAAGCAGGCTTACTACGAAGTTGGTCGCAATGAACGCGAACTGCTTAAGAATACGTTCAGCATCTCTGAACGTAGGGCTATCATCCAGCGTTCTACTAACCAGCGTGCAGCATTAAAGGCTTCTAACCCATTGCTTGAGGCAGCACTTACTTCTGGTGGCAATGAAGTTGCATCAGAAGAGCGCATGCTTGTCAGCATGGAGCAGATGCTTGTAGATTTAAACGTGAAGTTGCCTAAAGAAACACGTGCAAAGATGCTTAATGTCACCACACAGATTCGTGACTTTATTAATCTATCACTTGATTCTACTGCACGTCAGTCAACTAACTTTTCTGATATTAAACGTACACGAAAAGAACAGATTGAGGCGTTGATTCAGGACCTATCAATTGGTGACCTTATGCTTAAGGAAGCCAATCGTGCAATCTTCCGTGCAATTCTTAACTATTATTCACGTGACACATATGTCGCAATACCGAGAGGATAACGATGGCGCAACAGCCTACTAATTCACGCGTTGTACAAGTCATTAACTTTGGCGTTGACAAGCGTCTCCCGCTTGGTGTTGTCAATCAAGTCATTGATAAGAATACAAGCAACCTCCTTGGCTATATGAGTGGTGGCAAGTTCTATAAACTTGGAACTGATGTTGCTACCGTTGAGTCTGAAATTGAAATGGGTAAAGCCAAGAAGGAACAAGACGCTGCTATTGAGCAGAAGAGAAAAGAAATTCAAGACCCATTCTTAAAGCCATTTACTGATATGAAACTTGGCGTAACTGTTGACCCACAAACGGGCAAGACAATGGTTATGAATGACAGCGGTGAAGTATTTATTTATGTTGGTCCTAGTGCTGCGGCTAAGAAGCCTAGCGTAGTTCTTAAAAGTGGATTCGAAGAAAAGCCCGCTGGCATTGATACAGATATTGAAGTACTCAATGACTTCGAGGCTATCCGTAAAAAGATGCTTGTTGATGCAACAGCACGTACTGGTGGCATTGATGATTTGTTTGACAAACTAAATAAGACTGGCTTGCTTTCAAAAGAAACATATAACAAGCGCGATATATCAGCAGAAGATTTTAACAAAGGCTTGCTATACGCAGTCCGTAAGTTCTCTATTGAGACAGTAGATAAGTACATGATTAAGGGCGATAAGAAGCCCGTCAACTTTACTGACTATCTAACATCAGGTTTCCAGTCTGCTAAACCAACAAGTAAAACTGCATATGATGCAATTGTTACTAAGCGTCAGGACGCAGCAGAAGATGCCGACCAGTTCTTTATGGCTAATCTTGGTCGCAATGCAAGCAAAGAAGAAGAGAACGCATATTATGAATTACTTCGTGACGCAGAAAAGAAAGCAATTCAGTCTACTACTACTAAGTATGACGCTGAAGGTAACAGGATGGGTAGTACTCAGACTGGTGAACTTATGTCTGAACTGGACAAAACCTTACTTCTTGGTAAAGTTGCTGGGAAGGCTCTTGCAGGTAGCGATATTAATACACTGCTCAGTGCTGGAGGCGGAGCGGCAAAGGACGTAAACTCTATTCTTTCTTATGCTAAGAACTATGGAGTTGTTCTTACTAAAGAACAGGCTATGAACTATGTAGCAAGCAACCTTAAAAAAGGTCAGAACGTAGATGCAACTAAAGCAAAGATTCTACAGATTGCTAAGTCACAGCCACAGTATGCTGCTATTGCAGACAAGATTTCAAATGATGTGAGCGTTAAGGAACTTGCTGGTAATTATATCTACCAGAAGGCACAGACACTTGAACTTAATATGGATGCCATTGATGTATTCGATAAGGATATTCAAGATGGTTTAACTGGCAACCTATCTATGACAGATTTTAATAAGAGACTTCGTCAAAACCCCGTATGGGCTAACACAAAGAACGCTAAAGAAGAAGCCGCTAACTATGCGACTGACATTCTTAAGTCGTTCGGATTGATGGCATAATGGCTATAGCACCAGGAGATGGTCTTACAAGAGCGCAGGCTAATGCCGCTACTATTGCTGCACAGAAAGCCGCTGCCGCTAGAGCGGCACAGGCAGCAGCAAAGGCGCCATCTACTCTGTATGGTTCACCAGTTGCTGGTTTTAAACCAACAGTTACTTTTAATACAGCACCTGCCGACCAGCAGATTGGACCAATGATTGGTCCTAATCTAGGCAAAGATGCTGCTGCTGTTATTTCTTCAGGTGGAACATTAACCACAGAACAAAGAGCCGCTGGAGAATCATACAATGTTGCAAAAGGTTTGAACCCTGATGGCACTCCAGTTGTTGTTAAGAAAGAAATTGACAAGAACACGAAAGATGCATATGCATTGCTTGAAGAAGCCTTTAAGTTATACGGTCTAGAAAGTTTAGTTCCCGTAATCCGTGGGTACATGGAAAACGACCTTGGTGTAGAACAGGCTAAGTTAAAGTTAAAGACAGAGCAGGCTTATAAGGATAGATTCAAAGGCAATGAATTGCGAGTAGCAAAAGGACTTAATGTTCTTGGCGAAGACAAGTATCTTGAACTTGAGAATGACTATAGCGAAACTCTTAGAGCCTATGGTCTTTCAGATTACTTTGGTACACCAACGGATTCTGCCAGCCGCCTTGCTCGTCAGCAAAAGATGGCTGATGTTATTGGTAACGACATATCAGCAACTGAGTTTAAAGACCGTATCTCTACTGTGGTTACACGTGTGAATATGGCAGATACAAATACAAAGACAGCGCTTAGAAGTCTTTATAATATTACCGATACAGACCTTGTAAAGTACTTCTTGAATCCAGCAGAAGGTTCTGCTCAATTGAAGCAGAAGGTAACTGCTGCTGAGATTAGTGGTGCGTCTATGACGCAAGGACTAGGGCAGACAAGTCTTGGAACTGCAGAAGAACTTGCACGTCTTGGTATTGATAAGGCAGAGGCTCTTGCTGGTTATAGCAAAATTGCTGGCTACCTACCAACATCAGAAAAACTTAGTGCCATCTATAAAGTTGAAGGCATTAACTACGATAAAGCCACAGCAGAAGAAGAAGAGTTTAAGGGCTTGGCTTCTGCCAAGCGAAAGCGTCAACGTTTAGTTGAACGTGAAACATCTGCTTTCTCTGGCTCATCTGGCACATCTCAGGTTAGTTTAAAGACTAACACTAGAGGTCAAATCTAATATCCTGAACGGACCCACCAGCCCCGTCAGCGTAACAGACTGGTAGCAAGAGCCAGTCCATTTCCCCGAATGGATACTGTGGCTTGCGAACTCAAACAAATAGAAGGGTGGATAGTTGCTATGAGCAACAACATATGGGACGACGAAGATGACGAACTAGATACCGACCAATTCTCGGGCGATGGCAGTGACTTGTTAAAGAAGTTGCGCAAGGCTAAGCGTGCTGACGAAAAGCGTATCAAGGAACTCACAGAACAGTTGGACGGTTTGTCCAAAGTTCAGCGTGAACGTACAGTCAAAGAAGTCCTAGAAAAGAAAGGTGTAAATCCTAAAGCAATGCGTTTAATCCTTAAAGACATTGACGATGTTTCTGAAGAGTCAGTTAATAACTGGCTTGAAGATAACGGAGACTTGTTCGGATTAACTGTAGAGCAGGATGCACCAAGAGTAAGTGAAATCGACCGTGCTGCATTACGTCAGCAGGACGTTATCACTCAGGGTGCAATTACACCTGACCGAGCAGAAGACCTAGAACTCCGCATGGACAATGCGCAGTCTGAAGAAGAGTTCCTCGCGGTTCTTCGCTCACAATCATAGTTTCCAACTAGTCACTTGGAGGTGACAAACGATGGCTAATGCCTATACATCAACTGGCTCGTCCTCATTCGGAGGTACAGTCGGTTCAGCAGGTTTGGTTCAAAAAGCCTATGACCGCCTCTTGGAGTTCGCACTCCGCGATGAGCCGCTCATTCGCTCTATCGCTGATAAGCAGCCTACAAACCAGACACAACCTGGTTCTACAGTTGTTCTACAGCGTTACGTAGACCTTTCAACACAGACCACTGCTCTTACTGAAGATGCAGACCGCGACTCTGTTGCACTTGCTACACCAACATCAACAACTATTACTCTTGCAGAGTATGGTAACTCAACACTCGTAACACGTGCTCTTCAACTCTTCAGCCTTGCTGACGTTGACCCAGCAGTTGCGAACATTATTGCTGTAAACCTCGCAGATTCTATTGACGAACTCGCAATGGCAACATTGCGTGGTGGTTCAAACGTTCTCTACTCAGGTTCAACTGCAACATCAACAGCAACAATTACTGCTGCTGCTACAATGTCAGGTGCTAACATCCGTAAGGCTGTTCACAAGTTGCGTACTAACAAGGCTAAGGCTCGTAAGGGTTCACTTTACTGGGCTGGTATGCACCCAGACGTAACATTCGACCTCATGGCAGATTCAACTGCTACAGGCTGGCTCATTCCTAACCAGTACGGTGCTTCACAGGACCGCGTTTGGGCAGGAGAAGTTGGTCAGTACGGTGGAGCGTTCATCGTCGAGACACCACGTATGTACGTAGGTACAGACGGTGCATCATCTGCTAAGAACTACCGCACAATTCTTTGCGGTAAGCAGGCGCTTGCACAGGCTGTGGCAGAAGAGCCACACACAGTCATCGGACCAGTAACAGACAAGTTGATGCGCTTCCGTCCAATCGGATGGTACGGCGTACTTGGCTTTGCACGTTACCGTGAAGAAGCACTATACCGAATCGAATCAGGTTCATCAATCGCTTAGTTGATTGACGGGTAGGCAGGGAGCAATCCCTGTCTATCAGTAAGTCCATTAAGGAGGACGCATGGCAAACTACATCTTTGAGACACCAACAGTGGCTGAAGGTCCAGCAGGCGGTCATCGTCTATTTGACTTTTACACTATTGACCGTGGTATCACTATTATCAAAACTGGTGGTACATATCGTCAAGTGCGTTATCCATCACAAGATGACTTAGTTACATATGACGAAGTCTATATTGGTGGTACTAAGAATATTGTTAATGATGCTACTAAGGCAGCACTTATTGCTGGCAACGTAGGGGTAACAGAAGCAAACTTTACAGCAGAGTAGGGACACAATGAGTTGTAATCATATTACTAAAGTTCTTGAATGGGGATTTAGCGAAGACCATAATTTTACTGTAGCCCTTTGGGGCTGCGTACTATGTGACGCTACATCAGATAAACCATTTAAGAATGAAGATGCTATTGAGATAGACCACACTTTATGTGGTCCAGATTGTTTTGGTTGCAAAGCAAAAGGACTTCAACTTAATGCTGGCGATGCAACTAGAGATATATCTAAAAAGGATTGGAACTCAAGACTTAATGGATATGCAGATGCAAAGGCACAAGGTATACAACCTGGTGGAACTTCACCAGAAAAAGTAAGGGCAGCCTACGAAGCAAGTGAGACGTTAAACCGTCCTTACAATGCAGAGAAGATGCCACCAGCACACAAGGTAAACAACAAAGTAGCCGAAGTTATGAAGGAAGTGGGAATATAATGATGAAGAAGAAGATGGCTGGCAAGGCTGGCAAGATGTATTCAAAGGCAGAATCAATGGAAGAAAAAGCCATGATGATGAAGTTTGCCAAGAAGAAGGTAGCCAAGAAGGTTGCTAAGAAGAAGGTGAAGAAGTAATGGCTATGGCAAAAAAGGCTACGCCTTCTCCTAAGCCAAAGGCTACACCTAAGCCTACAGTCAAGCCTACTGTAAAGCCAAAGGTTACACCAATGCCAAAGTTCACAGCGCCTAGCGTTGCTGAGTTTAGACAGTCTGCTGCATATAAGACAGACTCTATGACATACAAGCAGTATGTAGACACAATGTATCAAGTTTTTCAGGCAAAGAACAAGAAGAGATAACATGGCAGACCCAAGACTAAAGCGAGCAGGAGTATCTGGGTTTAATAAACCAAAGCGTACACCGAGCCACCCTAAGAAATCACACATTGTTGTGGCTAAAGAAGGAAGCAAGGTTAAGACTATTCGCTTTGGTCAGCAGGGTGTTGTTGGCGATAGAAAGCCAACTAAGCGTCAGGCATCATTTAAGGCACGTCATGCTAAGAACATTGCTAAGGGCAAGATGTCTGCAGCATATTGGGCAGATAAGGTTAAGTGGTAATGAAGAAAGCATTTTGGGATAAGAAGAATCCTAAGAAGAAGTCAACACCACTGACACCTGCTCAAAAGGCAAAGGCTAAAGCAATGGCTAAGAAGGCTGGAAGACCTTATCCAAATCTTGTAGATAACGCAAGAGCAAAGAAAAAGTAAGAAAGCAGGGGACAATGGAAAACAAATTGGCTATCGCTTGGTGCGATAACGGTATGGTAGATGGCAAGTTTATGCAGGGTGTTACAGATGTAATGATTCACTCTGGTGTAGAAGTAACAACAACACTGCGTAGTCAGGGTAACCAGATTGCTAGACAGCGTGACAAGGTTATTAATCATTGGTACGAGACCAGTAAGGCTGAATGGATTCTGTGGGTTGACTCAGATGTAGTCATCAGCGTAGATACATTTAAACTTTTATGGGATAACAAGGACGTAGTTGAACGCCCAATCTTGACTGGTGTTTACTTTACTACCGACCAGCCAGAAGAGAGTCTTATGACTCCAATGCCTACACTGTTTAACTTTGTAGAGAACAATGGCAATATTGGTATTAACAGGATACACCCGCTACCTAAAAATAAATTAATGCAAGTTGGTGCTGCAGGTATGGGCTACGTGCTTATGCACCGTAGCGTAGTTGACCGCATTAGAGCAGTACTTCCAGATGCTCCATTGTTTTCTGACATTGGACACGGCAAGAACTTTATGGGCGAAGACATCTACTTCTTTGCTTTATGCGACAAGGCAGATATTCCTGTCTATGCACACACTGGGGCTACTGTCCCACACATGAAACGTTTCTCGTTTGATGAGCACTACTACGATGCTTTCGTAGGACAAAAAAGAAAGTAAGGTAAACTGTGGGTATCACATTAAATGAACTAGCAGATGAGGTTATAATTAATCTTGCTGGCTATACATTACAGCAAGACCGCGCTACGCATTTGCGTACCGACCTAGCCGCTACTTTGTCTACTGTTGATGCGCCAATTACCATGTCATTGGGTTCTAGCGAATCTGTTGGCAAGGGCACAGTTGAAATTGATGACGAACTTATTTGGGTAGATGCAATTGACCGTGTTGGTAATACAGCAACAGTTTCTCCTTATGGTCGTGGTTATCTTGGCACTGTTGCTACTACACACAGCAAAGGTTCAAAGGTTACAATTAGCCCTACCTTCCCACGCTTTGTAATTAAGCGTGCAATTCAAGACACAATCAAAGCACTTGGCTCTGTAATCTATGCAGTCAAGCAAACATCATTTACTTTTAATCCAGCAGTTACAACATACGAACTTGATGGACTTAATGTCCAGAACATTCTTAGCATGCATTGGGAAGAGATTGGTTCTTCTAAAGAGTGGATTCGTATTAGACGTTTTGATTTTGACGCAAATCCAGATGCTACTACGTGGGGTTCTACAGCACAGACTGTAACTATTGGAGACCGTGTATCACCAGGACGTACCGTTAAAGTTACATACGCAACTGCTCCAGTTGAACTTAGCACAACGCTAACAACTTCTTATTCTGCTCAGACTGGGCTGCCAGAATCTACACGTGATGTAGTTATTCTTGGTGCTTGCTATCGCTTGCTTGCATATCTTGACCCAGCGCGTGCAGCACAAACCAGCCCACAGGCTGATGAGACAGACAACAAACGTCCATTTGGTTCATCACAAAATGCAACTAAACAACTATATGCTCTTTATAGTCAGCGTCTTGCTGAAGAAAAATCTGCACAACAAAAACAATATCCACCTCGCGTTCACTTCTCCCGTTGATAAGGACCAGCAATGACAACTAGAAAATATTCCTCACGTTCTCAACAGACAACTTTAACGGGTACACTATCATCATCTGATACCTCTGCTACTGTTGTATCAGGTACAGCCTTACTTGGTGGTGTTACCATTTCCGCTGGTGAAACCTTTACAGTTGTTATTGACCCAGATACAGCAATTGAAGAAATTGTAGATGTTACTGCAGTATCAAGTAACACTCTTACAATTACACGTGGCGTAGACGGCTCATCAGGGCAGGCTCACTCTGCTGGTGCAGTAGTTCGCCATATGGCTATTGGTCGTGACTATCGTGAGTCCAACACCCACGTTGAGGCTAGTACAGGCGTACACGGCGTTACAGGTGCTCTAGTAGGTACTACAGATAGTCAGACTCTAACCAACAAGACTATCAATGCTGCTAACAATACCGTCACAGGCATCACATCAGCAATGATTACAGATGGCACAATCGTCAACGGAGATATTTCAGCCTCGGCTGCTATTGCTTACAGCAAGTTGAACCTTTCTGGTGGAATCGTCTCTGCCGATATTGCTAACGATACTATCGTTAATGCTGACATCAACACTGCTGCAGCGATTGCTGCTACTAAGATTGCTGGAACTGCTGTAACACAGGCGGACACTGGCACAGTGACCAGCACAATGATTGCAGATGGAACCATTGTAAATGGTGACATCAATGCATCTGCCGCTATTGCATTCAGCAAGATTGCTACACCTGCTGCAGACTTTGCTATGGGTGGCTACAAGATTACAGGGTTGGGTACACCAACATCTAACACAGATGCTTCGACTAAGTTGTACGTAGATACTTCTATTTCAAACCTTATCGATGGAGCACCATCTACTCTTGATACACTCAACGAGATTGCTGCTGCTCTTAACGACACAGCAAACTTTGCAGACACCGTAGTTCTCAAGACTGGCTCAACAATGAGCGGTGCTCTTGCTATGGGAACAAATAAGATTACAGGTCTTGGGGACCCAACCAACGCTCAAGATGCTGCAACTAAGAACTACATTGACACAGCAACGATTGCACCT